TACGTGCACAGAAAGCAGCGGGTTTAATATGAATATGGGGAAAACGAGTTGACGCTGGCCGGCGTTGTAAAAGAAGTCGTCACATGTTGGCGTAGCTCATCCCCGAATAAAGCGGCAAGCTCCAAGCCTCAAGCAGCAAGCCCCAAGCAACGCTTGACAGGTAAAGTATAATAGGATAGTATAGGATAATATTGAAAGGATTAAATTATGTTAGTAAAAGAAGCAAAGTTAATAACTGATTCATTAACAGGTACCAGTAAGATGCCAGGCAAGAGTTACAGCCTGCCAGCGTGGGAATGCCAGACCGGGTCCAAACTTTGGGACAATCCAAAATCACCCTGTTTTTTTTGTTACGCTAAGAAGAACAACTACGTCAGGTATCCAGCTATTAAAGCGGCTCAATACCGTAGACTGGACGCTATCAAAAACCCGTTATGGGTTGAAGCGATGGTTACACAAATAAAGAATATGAAGTGGTTTAGGTGGCATGATGCTGGCGACGTACAGTCAGTAGAACATATGAATAAAATACTGGAGGTTGCAAGGCAAACACCAGACACTAAACACTGGATGCCCACACAAGAGCGGCCATACCTGCCGGCACCTGAAGATGTTCCGGACAATATGATTATAAGACTATCCGCTGCCCGTATCGATGGGTCCGCTGGTAAAGCCTGGAGTCATAGCTCTAGTGTGGTGACTGATGGCTCCGAGACCTGCCCATCAGGTCAACAGGGCAACCAATGCTTAGACTGCAGGGCATGTTGGAATAAAGACATAAAAAATGTATCATACGGTAAACACTAATATGAAAATAATTAAACAGCCGAAGTATTACGAAGAGTTCAGGATCCGCGCGCGAGAAGCTCAAAGATCCAAGCAGCAAGCTTCAAGCAGCAAGCCTCAAGCTCCAAGCCCTTCAAACAACAAGCAGCAAGCTTCAAGCCCCAAGCAACAAGCTTCAAGCTCCAAGCCGCAAGCGGCAAGCTCCCGGATTCTTTCTCCCTCATAAAGTTTTGGCATCATGCTTCTGGCATCCTTAACTAGGATAAAAGTATTGTGTGGATGTTTCACGTGGAACGCAATTTGGTGTGGGGAGAATGTAACTTTGTTTGTCTTTGTGTATTTTAATTCAATAGTGAAAAAGAAGCCATTGCTATTACTAGCCAATATATCAGGAGTACCGGGAACACTAAGGTTTTCCAGTCTAATAAGCGATAATGTTTTAAAATATTTTTTAACTTGTCCATAAAATTTTGTCTCTGGTTTCACTGAATTTTTAGGTTAACAGGTACATTATAATTTCTTTATAACGCTACCCATTTTCCAAGTTTCTGGCTTGACAGTCATAACTAATCGGTGAGTTTCTCTTGCTCCCAATATTTTATTTTCCATCATTTGTAAAGAAGTAATATCTAAATATTGTCCATCAGGTAATTGAATCTGAACTCTAGCCTCTTGTGCTACAGGTGATTTCATCATCTTATCTAAGATCTGTCTTAATGCTTTTCCACTCAACATAGGTTGCATTTATACCAATGTTGTGTTAAATGTCAAACATGGGTGTACCAAAAAGATTGACTGAACAACAAATTAAATTTTCCAATTTATTAATATCAGAGCAAGGTAGAATGACAGCTACAGCTTGTGCAATTGAAGCTGGTTATGCCAAAGACTCAGCACGTCAGGCAGCTAGTAAATTACAGAATCCAAAATTATTTCCATTAGTAGTACAATATATAGGTGAACTACGTGAAGAATGGCAAAAACAATTTGAAGTTACATTTGGAAATCACATTGCAGAATTAGCTAAATTAAGAAATGAAGCTAGAGATAAAAAAGCTTGGTCAGCTGCGGTAAATGCTGAAGTTGCACGTGGTAAAGCTGCAGGTCTCTACATAGAGCAAAAGATAATCCGAACCGGTAAGTTAGAAGACTTATCAACAGAAGAATTAGAAATAAGAATGAAACAGATAATAGACGATTATTCCCCAATATTAGAAGGTGTAGAATTTGAAGAGTTAAAAGACAAAGTAAAAGACACAAAAATCCAAAGAACAAGTAAACCATTAGATTAGTTTATTTTATTTTTTTAATAGATTCAATTACAGACGTTGGAATAATAGTTGTATTACCAATATTATCAAATGTAGGTTTGTCTTTTGTTTTAATATAATCTGTAAAAATTCTTGTAACACCTTTTTTTTGACTAACCAAATAACCTTTTGATACACATACAGGTAATTTTTCTCTGTTTAAAGATTTAGTATCCGACCAGCCGGCGTCACCTTCGATATCAAGCCATTCTATTTCTACGAACGGATATTTACTAATATCATTACCCAAAGTTTTTACATCTAGTGGTATTGTTTTTTTATTTTTTGTTTTACGTCTCATATTTATCCTAAGAGTTTTTTAAAGTATTTATACACTTTATAAATTCACTTGAAAAGTTCTTCTTATTGGGAATTTCATATATCTTGGTAGTAGCAGGTAGTAGCCAGGTAGTAGACGTTTTACTACCAAAATTGCTTAAATAAGCTATGTATACCAACAAAAACTTGTTCAGGTAGTAAGGTAGTAGACATTTCTCATCTTTTTTCAAAAATATTTTTTTAATAAAAAGTTTTAAACCTATTAGGGGTAATCCCTGAGGCCTGATTCCTGCCACATTATTCATGATTTTGCCTTATTTTACTACGATTTTCGTAATATAGGTCAACTCTTCTTAACCATTCCCACATATACTTCTGAAACTCTGCACCTTGCACTGTAAACTTTTGAAAGTAATTATCTTTAGTACACATTAAAATTGTTCCAGACTGTATCTTGGTATCATAGACTTGATTATGAGCTGTTGCATAGGCTGCAAGTTGTACAAAATAATCTTCAATCCACTCACGTTTTTTAGGCTTGTTAGATTGCTTAAAGTCCATTATGCTTTCACGTCCCTCATAAATTCCTGCTAAATCTGATGCACCTGCATATAAACCTGGATAGTGTAAACAAACTTCAGTACCCCATATTTCTTGCATACAGCCTTTTAGACCCTCATCTATTATAATTTGAGCCATCTTATCAGCTTGTTGACCAAGATCAGTCAAATCAAGGTGTCTTTCGTCCAGCAAATAGCATTCAATCAGCTTATGCATAATAGATCCACGATTGGCTGCTTCATTCTTAATATTTTCAGCAGACACTGGCCCGACACGTCTTTTCCAATTCTCTAAACTTGCCTTTTTTTCGTCACTTTGTGTGGCCTGTAATATAGTTGTAACACTTGGTAATTTTTCGTTATAAATATGATAATGCCGCTCACCTTCTATGGCTTCTCTATTAGTCTTAGGGTATTTAAATTTTTTATTCCACTTCATTATTTTCCTTTTTCATTTTATGTAGTTTTAAAATTCTTTCACACATTTCTATAGTAATTGAATGTTTTATATCATTACATTTATGATGACAAAATATAATATTCCCTTTTTGATAAGTGATATTATTATCTAAACGATCAATAGAGAAGTTATAAATATTTTTTTTATTATTAGTTTTAATAACATTTGGAGGTTTTCTTTTATATACCCAGGATTCATTACAATAATCACATAATCTACCATTACTTTCAGGAAATTCTTGTTTTTTTCTTTCTATGTGTAAAAGTAATTCTTCAAAAATTTCAAGTTTAGTTATGTTAGGTATGTTTCCTCTTTTGTTATTAAAAGTTGATGAAATAGAATTTGTTATAAAACCTATTTCAGAAGTGTTATAAATATAATTGGTGTTATCACTACGTTCCTTATTATTTCTTTTCCATTGCACTGAATATGTTAATGAACAGCGTTTGCATCTACTACCCTTTTTATCTTTACTTTTTTTAGAATTGTAAAACTCAGAAAAAGGTTTTTCTACATTACATTCTGAACATTTTTTTAAAAACAATTTTTACCTCTATAACTTAAAAGATTGAAGAGCTTTTTGTTTTTCTTCAGCCTCAACTATTTTAGAAAGTAACTTATCTATTTCCTCTAAGTGTTGTGGATGTTCACCAATAGCCACAGAATTATTTAAATAAATTTGTATTGTTGCATCTGCTTGTGCTATATCAGCCTCGTATTTCTTGTCGAGTGCTTCCAACATTGTTCTTCTCATTTTTAACTCCTTCTTTTTTTAATTTAGATTGTAAAAAAACTTTTTGTTTAGTTAACATATCAACTTCATCATTTAATTTTTTAATTACTCCGTTTAATTCTTTAACAAGTTTAGTTTCAAGTATTAATCGTTCTGTACTCATTGTTATTTCTCCTTGTGAATTACAATTTAGACATTGTTGTATAATTTCCACTGTATTCTCGATTGATTCCCTTACTTTGATATAACCGTTTCCATGGCATCTCGGGCATATTTCCTTTTTCATAATTTTTTTCCATATTATCCAATGTTATTATTATTTTCTTTCTAACTAAATTGTGATCTAGGTCTGCATAGTCACATATTTTAGCAAAATCAGAATTAGGCAACGTTACATAATCAATTTCATGAAATCTTCTTTTAGAATACATTTCTTTAAACTTAATTATATTAGTTTTTATTTTAATTGCATCTGATATTGCAACTATCAAAACATTCCTCCATAAATTTCTTACTGGATTAAATGTATCGTATTCGTTAAGCGTTTTTTGATCTAAGTTTCCCATTTAATTTTCTCACTTTCTCATTGATTAGTATATCCAATGTTTTTGCTCTAGAAACATGTATTTCTGGAACAATAATCTTTCTTATCTTATCTAATTTGTTGCAAGCCTCGTGGGAGAGGGCAACAGATTTATATTTACTTATGTCAGTCATTATTATATCCTTTCGTTATTTATAAATAATTATATAGGATTATTATATTTTTTTACAAGGATGTCAATGAAGTTATTTTTAACTATATACATATGTTCAGTTGTGTCGCAACAATGTGCAGAAACACCTGCAGATAAACATGAGTATGATAGATTTTATAGTTCTCACTACGAATGTATTCAAAAAGGATTAGGTGAGTCTTATAGTATATTATTTGATAATAATTTATTTGATAATAATTCTATTAATATTATGGAATTATATCCTAAATTTACTTGTGAAAAGGTTGAAGAACCCTTGAAGCCTGAGGCCTGATTCCAGACCTATTTTACAGATATTTCTTTATCTTTTCTACCAGGTATAGATGCACGTACCATTGGTGCATCATCTAATCCATCCATAGCATCTATATAAACTTCTAGTGGACCTGCATTAGTTTGCATAGTTATAAAACAAGTACCCTTGTTTCTTATGTCAAAGTGTATGCCTTTAGCATATCTATTTACAAACTTATGTTTTTTTCTGTATGCTATTTCTTCTTTTTTATTCATTGTTTCCTTCTTTCTGTTTGTTATTTATAATATAAATATAGGATAATAAAGGATGTTTGTCAACCTTTACCTTGGCCTTTATATCGTTTTAATCTTTTTTGACGTTTTTCATTCTTATTTAAAGATTTTTTATGCTGTCTAGGGCCTCTTTTTTTAGGCTTATCTCTTGTTTGAAATGATTTAAATTTTTTTGCCATTACTTAATGTAATTTTCTTTAATCCATTTTTTATCAGTTTCATCTAATTGTAAATATCTAATTCTACCATTAATATGTTGTTTAGTATCATGACCACAATTAGTACATCTATAAAAATCGGATACGATTGCAACTAAAATTGTATCTTCTTGACACTCTTCGCAAACACCATGCACAGTATCTATTTTACTAAATATTTTAAACGCTTTCTTCATACTACTTGACCATCCTTCCATTTCATTTCTGGTAAACCTTCGCTGTATTTTTTACCATCAAAAGTTAAAACTTTTTTTCTATTAGATCCATTTTCATTATATGAAACATGTATCCATCCTCCTGCTGGGTCGTCTTTGTCAAAAAATTCCATGATCAATTGATCAAAGTCAACGTTGTTTTGTAGCCAGTAAGCTGTTTTAATGTTGGGCACTCCAAATATTTCTAGGTCGACCGCCTGGCCCAGTGCATGTTGTGATGTCTTTTTGCTGCCAATCGCCTCACAAAGCGCCTCTGAACGATAGCCGCTGGTGATTGTAACTGGTTTGTCAAAGTGTGCCCGTAGTGGCTCAAGAATCTCATAACAAAGATCACCTAAGTTTTTTATTTCTCCAGGTCCAGGTGTATTATTTATACCCTTACGTGTGGCTGTCATACTTTTAGTCATCTCTTCAAGAGTAAAATGTTTACTTAAATCCATAATCTTTATTTACCTCTAACAGAATCTATGAAATTGTAAACTCTTCCAAATTGCTTGTCAATACTCATTAAATCAGACTGGATCATAGTTACTGTTAATTGAAGTTCTATGAGTGTGACCAGTGTCCACGTAGCTAAACCCATAAGTATTGTACCAAGTAATCCAATTAAAGCTGTGTTAGTTTTTCTGGTCACTTTTAGCTACCCTACCTTTGTTTATACCCTCTTTAATAATATATTTTTGAGTACCATTAGCCCCAACGTTTACTTCTTTTTTTAAATTTATAAAAAGTTGCATTTCTTTCCATTTTTTTTGACTTTTTTCAAAAAATTTAGTTAATAATTTTGTATCTCTCATTTTTTTTTCTTATTACATTTACATCTTGGTCCTGCTATTTTACTAGCAATCCACTCACAGATATCATCTAATCCCGCAAAAAATTTATAGCAAAACTTATCAATCATATTGGTGCCACAATTACTGTTAATACAATAAAAGCCATAATTAATGCACCGGTAAAATAATAGTTCATATAGGCACACTCCATATTATTTATCTCCCATTAATGTACTACGCATAATTAAAAAATTTCTAAAATCGTTTTCCATTTGTTTTATTTTTTCTTCCATTGTTTTAAGTTTATCATTTGTAACAATAGTATTACCCTTGTTAGTTTCTATATTTAACAATAAATGGCTTTGATTTTCTTGTATTCTAGCAATGTATCCAATTTGATTTTTTAAATCTGTTTTTTGTATTTTCTCAATTGCTGCTTGATTTTGATTTATAGTTTCTGTTAGACTTACGATGTACTTAACCCCTGTAAATGTTCCGACTAAAACAGACGCAACTACAGGAACCATTACTACATTTTTTTTTAACAAATCTACTATATTCATTTAGCATTTATCTCCAGAATATTAATTTTTTCCACCAACTAATTTTAACTTTAATTGGTTCTGGTATATCCGGAACGCATTGACATTTTTTCTTTTCAAAAGAACAATCCATACATATATTTAAACTCATTTTTTATCCTCTGTTGTATAAAACATTTTATTACTATCTTCAGTCAACCAATCTTTATTTTCTACATTCCATTTTGTAGTTTGGACACTGTAATCTGGCACTTCTCTTTTAGTAGTGTAATTTGGAGCATCCCACAATATTCTATTGTTAGGTTGAGCTGCATAATTGCCATTATCTAAAGCAAGTATGTGAGCACACTTATGTTCCGCTGGAATTTCAGAATGCTCTGTATCTAGTATATTACTATCTGGGTGTCCCCAGTCAATAGTAAATAAATATTCAAATGGATAATTTATTTTATCTTTACCAAAGTATTTACCACGTTTACCCCTTAAAAAACTAAAGCAGTGAACACTAGGATAATAACTAAAACAATTCCATAATTGAAGATTGTCGATTGCGATATCTGGTACGTCTTTTCTGTTAAATTTTTCTTGAAAAAACGCTGATATAGGTAAACGCCAAAAGCACGCACCGTTGGGTAACATGATATTAAATAAGAGTGCACGATCTGTAATAGAGACCACACTAAAGACACAACAGTCAATAGACTCTCCTTGATGTTTTTCCAAATCATATAAATACTCCTTACGTATCTTACAGTAGATAGGTGGTATGTCCGCATTTAAATAAGCCATAATTTATTTTATCTCTCCCCAATTAGGTCCAGATTCATAATCAACTTTATTAGGAACTTCCAAGTCTACTGCTTGTTCCATTATTTTTTTTATCTTATCAGCTTGTTCTTTTGATTCAATAGAAAAGTCTAGTTCATCATGTATCTGTATATGAGCTAAATGTCCTTCTTTATATAAGTTAACCATTGCTCTTTTAGTCATATCTGCTGCACTACCTTGAATTAATTTGTTTAATGCTTTGTATGTAAATGCTCTACGTGTTGGATTTTTATGCCAATAATTTTTTTTAGGTTTACCATCTTTGTCTTTTATTACATTATTATCAAAATCTATTAAAACTGGTCCCATTTCTTGTAACTCTTTCATACGTTCTTCATCTTCTGCCGGTATATATTTACCCCAATCACTACCATTTAAAATAGGTTCATATTTAGGAAACCTACAACGTCTCTCAAGTAATGTTTTTATTTGTCCTTTGTTTAATGCTGCATTCATAACTTTATTCATTAATTGTTTTACAAAGGGCGCTTTACCATGATATCTTTTAAAAAGATCATCAGCTTTATCTTTTGTTAAATCTAATTCATTCATTAATTTTGCTTTACCCATACCATAGAACAATCCAAGATTAATTGTCTTAGCTTGTGATCTCGGTATGTCTGCCATCTCGGCTACAATTTTGTGAAAATCTGTTGAAGGATCATTCTCATAGGAATCTGCAATATCATTTACAGATGGTAACTCAAACTTTAATGCATAGTGTGCAACAAGCCTTGGTTCCTGTTGCGAGTAGTCAAATGTACCCCACTTGCAACCTTCTTCAGGTAGAAATAAACTTCTAATTAATGGTCCTGTATCTGGATCTCGTGCTGGAATCTGTTGTAGGTTAGGATTAGAGTAACTAAATCTACCTGTAACTGTACCGCCATCATCAGATCTAATTTGATTAATGTCTGCATGTATTCTACCTTTGTGTTCATGCTTAATAATAGAATCAATAAATGTAGTTCTGACCTTGTTTATTTTTCTAGCTTCTGCTATCATACGTACTACAGGATGTTTATGTGTAACAAGAAAATTTTTAGTAAATGATGGTTCACCAGATTTCTCAGTTTTTGAATAAGATAAATTTAATTTATCAAAAAGCGGTGCAATACTTCTTGCCGCCATTAACTGAACTTCTACTCCTGTTTCTATTTTTATTTGTTGTATTAGGTTTTGTTCTTTTATTGCCAGTGCTGTTTTCAATTGATTGGCTTTCTCGACATCTACCCGCACCCCTAGGAAGCGCATATCGACCAAACAAGGAAACAAATCAGTTTCTAGATTAAAAACATTTTGTAAATCATCTTCAATAATTATTTTTTTAAATTTCTGCCAAAGTTCTAATGTAAGTGACGCATCTGCTTCTGCATAAGATCCAACTTCCATAGCAGGTAATCTCCACATTTCTGCTTTTGCATCTATTCCTCTTTCTTTTGCAGCCTCTATTAGTCTAGCTTCATTCTTACCTTTATTTAAATATTTCCATGACATAGTATTTAAGGTATAAGAGAATCTATTCTCATCAATCAATGATGCTGCAATCATAGTATCTACAATTAAACCATTGATTTTTATACCTAAATTACGTATCCAACATACGTCATACATTGCATTATGAAATACTTTTGTAGCAGGTGATGAACACACATCAGTAAACCAATCTAAAACTTTTTTACGATCTAAATTTGGACCAATCTCATGAGCAATGGGAAAGTAACCTTTCCAACCGTCAACAGCAACAGCTATACCTACAACTTCACCATTACCTATGATGGCCCCTGAACCCAGTTTCTTTAAGTCTGGATCACGTGTCTCTAAGTCAATAGCAATTTCTTCTGCTGATCTTAAATCAGGATATTCTGTAGGTGCTAACCATTCTGTTTGAGGTATAATCATTTCTTTTTTAGATCTTTCATTGTTTTAATTTCTAATTCACAGTAATGAATTATTTTCTCAAGGTCTTGTATTCCGGCTTTGTTTTTGTAGCGACAAACATATTTTATAACATT